ATCATCAGCCCAATCTGTGATTCCTAATACACTACAGCCATCTAAGATAACTGTCCCACCAACTGCAGCATGAATTGACATACCAACAGTCATAGTCGTTGAATCAGAAAAAGCAGCGTTATGAAATGTACAATCTTTAAACCATGCGAATCTATCAATATCTGCCGCTGAATCTGCTATAACAAATAATGCATCTGCATCATCTGTTCGAATCGGAAATAAGCAATCTTCAAAAACGTTTCTCGTTGCAGCTGTCTTAAATTCAAGACTTGCATTAGCAGCTGATCTTAACATTGCATCAGATCCAATTGTACAACCTGAAAACAAGTTTTCTTCTGCACCTGTAAGAACTAAAGCTCTCCAAGGAGTAGATCCAATTGATGTTGCGTTATATGTTCCTTTGAAATCAACACCAAGAAAGGCATTGTAATCTCCAGTCACAGTAACAGTAACATCTGTGTCTACTGAACTTGTAAGCGTAATGTCCTTAAAAATACAACCATTCTCTGAAACAGTAAATGATCCTCCAGCGCCAAAACTCATTCCAGCTCTATGATCTTGCATTAAAGGTGCACCACTTCCGATTAAATGAGTAAATCTCTTTGCCCATGTAATCGCTGTAGTTTCTGTTGTTCGTCCTGACCCTCCCGTAGGAGCAATAATAACAACATCATGCTTACCGCTTGTACACTTCGCATAAGCAGCAGCAACTGTAGCCAGAGCATCACCTTGTGATGTTCCAGAATTTCCATCACTACCACCGGTTGGATCTACATAGAAAATATCTCCAATATACGCAAGACCAAGCATCCCAGCTATCTCATTAGGATAAACTTTGTGTCCGTATTTAACTCCTGGTAACAATGAACCTAAATCTCTTCGTCCCATATATTTATTTGTATTTGTCCCTCTTCTGTAGTCATTAACTCAGAGTAAAGGGCAAAATATATTAATGATTAAACCCCAGTTATACCTGTCAAAACTCCATTTCGAATAGGATTCTTAACAATGAACTCACCTGCTAAATAGATATAACCATTCTTAGCAGCAGCATTAAATGCGTTGTTCCAACCACCCCATGAAAATCCAAGACCTTTAACGTTTGAATATTCTGTACCTTCCATTTGACTCATAAAAGGAACTGGAGTTGTTTCAGGCATTTGACCTGCTTTCCACTCTAATGTATTTTCATTTAAGAAATACATATATCCACTAGTACATTTCTCATCAGGTAAGATAGCAGTTCCTCTGTAATCTAAACCTGTGAAACCTGTTCCACCTTTTAATCCTTTAGCTAAACCAACTGATTTATTAATTCTTTCTGATGGTCGTAATAGTTGACCGTACAGAGTAAATCCTGTTGGAGTTGTAGGAATTAAAGTAGGTGTTTGCATTCCAGTCGTAACTGCATCCCACATTGTGTCCATCTTAGCTAGAGTTAAAGTTCCGCCTGATGCCGTAACAGTAGATTTTAATGTAGTGTAAGTTGCTCGACTGAGATCACCAATAGTAGCAACGCTTGTTCCGTCATCTACTAAAGCTTTTAAACCTAAGAAGTCCTTACCACCATTGCCTGTTCCATCGCCATAAAATAGATCTCCAATTTCGTCAGCCATTTCAATAGCTCGCTCTTCCATTTCAATCTTAGCTAAATCAATATAACTCTTAGCAGCAGCTTCTTGATTTTGATTTTGAAATAAATCTGTAGCAGCTAAAGCACAATTCTTAGCATAATATTTTGGAGCAAACTCCATATTCTCTCGAGTGTCAGAAGCTGAAGTTGGTAGAGTATCGAATCCATTGAAGGATTGTCCACTTGTACCATTACTTATCTTTACTGGAACCTTTACTTTCTGTCCACTTCCCCATTTCTTAGCAGATACTAACATTCTTGTAGCAAGAACATTGTCGCCAAGAATAGTATTAACGACTTTCGGAAGTAATTCTTCATTAGTCGTTGTATCTAATCGTGCCATAATTATTTTGTTACTAATTAATTACCACCCCTTTTGAAATAAATCTCCAAGGGTTTTACCTTTTGCTTCACCAGAGGCATTTCCTCCTGACTGAGTTTTGGAAGCAACATCTTTTTTAGCGGTGGTATTATCAGTTTTGTCCAAAACTTTATATAGATCTAATCCTTTATTAAAATCTAAGACTTGGTAATCAACCATCACTTTCTTTAGTTTATTCTCATCAAACGAATTACCTTCGTCTTTAAGTCTTTGAATTTCATCTCTGACAAAACCCTTGCCCTCTTCCTCTTTCTGAGTTTTTTCTGTTTGTTTGCTATTAATCTCATCTAGTACTTCTTGCTTCAATGTTTGTCTCGTCTCTTGATTGTAAGCATTGAACTTATCCCATAATTGAGGACTGTCTCCAAAGCCTTCAGTAAACCACTCAGGGATTTTCTGATCTTGAGGTATATTTTTTTCAATCAAATCGAGCCTCTTAGTTAACTCACTGTTGTCTCTTTCAGCTCTCTCTGCCTTTTCTTCGGCAACTTTACGAGCTTCGATTACCTCTTTAAACCTTGGATGCTTGTGAAAAGGTACGTTATCATCAGGATTATTATCGCCATCCTCCGAGGGCTCTTTCACAGACTCATTAGAGTCATCAGATTCATTAGAATCATCAGAAGTTGACGAATCTTCATTGGTTTCATCAGAAAAGTCTTGATCTTCACTATTTTGATCTTGACCTTCTTCTGTACCTTCGTCCTTTTTTTCATTATTCATATTAGTTGATTATGAGGTGGATGACTCCTCTTTATTAGCATCCGTGTCTTCTTGCTCTCTTATTTGTTCTTTAGTCGTCTTGATATCTTCCTCTGTCTCGACTGCCTTGAGTAAATCAGGGAACATTAACTGAGGTGCTGTCTGCCATAAAAATAATCTCTTAGCCTTCTTTTGAGGATCTGGATAATCTAATTTATCAAACATTGTGATCGGATCAAGTAAATTAGCTTGCGCTAACGTTAATGCTTCATTAGCTTCGCTCATAGGATCTTTAGGTATCAATGAACCTTCTTTAACTGAAACTCTAATCTCTTTGTTATATGCTTGGAATAATTCTTTAGATATTGTTACCTCGCTCAACTCTCCCTCAGCTCCGATTACTGCGCTTGTTCTTTTCTCATCATAATATACTGTCATCATTTGAACCATCCAATTAAATAAACGATCTGCAAATTGTTCTATAAATTCTGACGTACTTCCACCTATCCTAGAAGAGTCTTGCTCTTTGATGATTACCTTACCTCCAACAGTCTTTTCATTTTGAGTTCCTTGAGGAGTAGATCCTCTTACACCAAACAGATTTCTTAATTCATTTCTTCCATCAATTAAATGATTAAAAACATCATTAGGTAATGGTGGCGACGTAAATTTATCTACAGCTTCTCTAGGAGTTGTATCAGGCATGAACGCTGCTCCTCCATCTCTTAACGTATTAACTATTTCTGTTGCTTCATCTTTACTCTTAACTCCTCCTCCAACTACCCATCCACCATTCATCTCATCTACGTTCTTGTTTATCTGATGTTGTCTTCTATTAATAAGATCTTGCATCGGTAATGCTTGCTGGATCAAAGAAGTCTCGTCGTATGGATGTTTATTTAAATTAAATATAGACAAAAAAATGTACGGCATTTGAGCGTACTTGAAATGATTATATGGTTGAACCATTGCCGGCTCCATTTCAACTCCTTCGTCATCTACTTGAGATTCTTCATATTCATAGTTCCAATGTGGATTCTTATTCTTTCCTAATACATCTTCCTTATAAGTCCAGAATACTGAGTCATCTGTCCACCATTCAATATATTGTAACTTAGTTCCCTCCATGCTGTCCGATATTTCATCTAGTAGTTTTTCTTTATCTGGGAATTTAACCTTTAATTCAGCTATAGTGTCCTCTTTATACTGTCCTAGGAACTCACCAGTGTACTTCAGATCATCGTCTATGAAAGAATTGGCATCCATTATAAGTTTGTCAGCTCTGAGAACCTCTATGCTCATTTCGTCTTCTTTAGCACTCCATGAGATCTTAGCTACACCGAGCAAATATAAAGCCCAAAACTTAACTACTCTTTTAATACGTAGTTTTATTCTTAATTGATCTGAAAGATCTACTAGCTTTTTAGCAATAATTTCAGCGAACTCTTTGCCTGCTGGCGTTTCATCACAAACCACAATTGGATCTGGATTCTTTCTTGTAGCCATTGGAAGAAAAGTCTCAATAGCTTCGAATATTAAATTGTCTATAAGCGGTCGCTCTTCGTCTGAAGAAGCAACCTTCTCTTTACCTAAGTAATAATCATCCATTTCTTTTCTAATCTTTTCAAGATTCGGTCCCACTTCATTCCAATTCTTCTTCCACTTCTTAGTTAAATCAATGAGTTCATCATCAGTCATTTCCAAAGTAAGTTCATCTACTTTATCCCCAACTATCTCTTGATTTTTTTCTTCATCCATTTAAGTGTGTTCCCCGATTATTTAATTCGCCAATCTTTTTTGCTAGTTATTATTGTTGGCGTGTTTGGATCTTTAATTTCTCCTGGCTTGATCAAACTTCCTTCTGCTCCAAATCTACTCATGCCTATTCTCCAATATGTCGTTGCGTGTGCCCAATGATCATCTCCAGAGCGTACCCATATTCTTCTCTTAACTGTATTAGTTTTTTCATCTAACTCTTTAATTCTAGTCATATTGTTCCAATGTAGCCAGTAGTCATACCAATCTTCTGCTTTACCCATTACTGGTATTCGTTGATCTGTAAACTCATCTACTGTTAACTGAATGCATCTATTTCTATCTGCTATTACTGCTCCTCGTTCATCATGCTTGCCCCACCTAACTAATTGCCTTGTTTTTCTATCGGTTCCATATGTGCATAAGAATACTCTTCCCGGCTCCTTCTCTCTTAGCTTTCTGGATCCAATTAAGTCTCCTCCTTGATCGATAACTGCTATTGCTCTTGGCCATCTCTTTAATAAGCTTTCAATCTCATCATAATCTTTAGCTGTACCATAATAAAACAATCCTTTTAATCCTCCTATAACATAGTGCAATTCCTTTCCTGTGTCTACTCCAATCACTACTCTCTCATTTCTTTCTGGATATAAACTTTCATCTGTTAAGTTCTGCTCAAATAATGCCTTAGCTAGTTTGTTTCCTCCTCCTACATATGGCAGACCTAATACCTTATTAACGAAATACTCTTCATCTTTGAACTTATGATACTTGATAATCTCTTTTGCTGATACCCATGGTGCCATTAGTAATGAGATCCAATAGCCACTAAACTCTTTACCTTTCCACTTCTGTACCCATTCTCCTACTCTACGATCTTCATAACTTAATTCCTTCTTACAATGAGAACAAATAAATACTTCTCTGTCTTGATCTATATTGCCTGGCCATTCTAGATATTGTTGAGTCTTACATCGCGAGCATTTGATGAACCAATGTTTCTGATCTGATCTGTTCCAATATTTGTCTACTCCAATTCCTGTTGAACTAGGATGGGAAAAATACCACTCCCATTTATATTTTGAATGTTGTAATCGAGTGGAATACTCTTCTACAACAGGTTGTTTGCTTGAGTCTACTTCATCATATACATTTAGATCTGACGAAACCATAATCGCTGCCTTCTTACTCCAGGTGCCTCTATAATAGATCATTGAGTTTCCTATTCTTTTCTGCTCTACTGTATCCTTATCTTTAACCCATTTTTTATAAATAGGATTCTGATCTACTATTCTATTAACCTTACCACCTGCAAAGTCTCTCACGTCTCCTTCTGTTGGTAGTGTGTAGATGATTGACATCTCTTTATGTCTTGCTATCCAGAATGTTTTATTAATTGCTAAGGTACTGAAACCGATCTGTGCTGCTTTGAATATTACTTGCTTCGGACTCATGTCTGAATAAGGCTCAAATAAGAATAGATGATCTTTAAAGCTTAACGGATTTCCTTGTTCAGTCTTGATCCCATACTTCTGTATAAATGCATGTACTGAATAATTTTCAAGCATCTCATTGTTTTAGTTTATTCTTTAACTCCTCTTCAAACTTCTTAGCAATTCCTTCTCCCTCAGCATTATATTTAATCTCTATCGGTTTGTCTTCGTCTCCTCCTACTACTTGAGTTGACTTACCAAATGTTCTATCTAGTAAGCTGTCTCCTGCTTTACTGTCTGGCTTCTGAGCTGTTATATAATAATATTCTTGATCTTCATTGTCTAATTCTCCAGCCAAATAAGCTTGGATTGTTTCAGGGCTTTCTACGATTTCAGGTTTCTGCTTTTCAAATTTATAACTATCATCCTTCTTGCTGTATTTTTTAATAGTCTTAATAACAAACAAATACTGGCAACCTTGAGCTAAGTTCATCTGTGCGTCTATGATCTTTCCGTAACTTCTCATTACTCTTTGTTCAATTTCTTTTTTTACAATCTTCTTATCTTTGGTTTTTTGATTCTCTCCACCCTTTTTTCTTCCTGACCCTGGTCTGT